AACTATTAAAAACATTTAATTTATGTTTTATTTGTTGCAAATTAAAATAGTTAACTTATTGTTGTATAAATTACACAGGAGAAAACAATGCAACTTAAACAATGGATAAAGTCACATGGCTATACTTACAGGTCATTTGGTAAAGATATAGGAATAGATTTTAGGAATATAGAAAAGTGGTCAAGAGGAGAAACTTTACCTAGATTTAATTATGCTAAGAAAATATTTGATTTTACAGATAATGAAGTAACTGGACATGATTTCTATGAGAAACAAATTCAACGCAATCAAACAAGTATATAAAGGTATAAAATTTGATTCTAAAAAAGAATTTCATAGATATTTAGAATTAGAAAAACTTTACAAGTTAGGCATCATTAAAAAATTAGAAGTTCATCCTAGATATGATTTAATGGTTAATGGAATTAAGATAGGAAGATATACTGCTGACTTTAGATATATACATAATGATGAAACAGTTGTTGAAGATGTAAAGTCAAAAGTAACAAAAACAAGGGATTATATGTTAAGGAAAAAAATACTAGCTACATATACACCCCCTATATTAATAAAGGAAATTTTTTAGCACAGGAGAAAAAATGTCTTGGTCAGCATTAAAATGGGCATCTGAAACAAAGGTTGGTACTTCAACAGACAAGTTAATTTTAATTATATTAGCAAACTTTACTGATGCTGAAGATACTTGTTATCCATCACATAGGAAAATTGCTGAATTAGCTGAATGTAGTACAGACACAGTAATTAGATCATTAAAGAGATTAAATGATTTAAATTTTATATCTACACAAAAAAGATTTCAATTAACAAAGAACAATAATCAAAGGCAAACAAGTAATATTTACAAATTAAACACCCCCTTGCATATTGCAACCCCACCCCCTCTGCAAAATGCAACACCAATAACCATTAACAATAAAAACCAATATTGTAATAAGTTTGAAATTTTTTGGAAAGAATACCCATCTAGACCTAATGATAATAAATTTGGAGCATCACAAAAATTTAATTTAATAATTAAAAACAATGAAATAGATTTTGATTTATTGATTGAAAAGACAAAATTATTTTGTAAGTCACAACAAGGTAAAGATAGTAAATTTATACCTCATGCAAAAACTTGGTTGGTACAAAAAAGATTTTATGATATTGAAAAAACATCAATGAAAAAAACCAATAGGAATTTCTTAGTTGGATAATTTGCACAGGAGAAAAAATGGAACAGAAAAAAGATAAAAGAGAAAGAGCCAATGAAGTGGGTATATTTTTGCCCAACTATGAATTGTCAGAACATAGAATAATATGCCCTAATTGCTCAAGTAACAGGCATAAAAAGCATGATGAATGTTTATCTGTTAGTGTAACTTTTGATTCTATTTTATGGTTTTGCCATCATTGTGAATGGCAAGGTGGAGCAAAAGATAATGACCATATAACAACTTATAGCCCAAAATTAAAACAAAATTGGCAAAAAGGTATATTCCCACCAACACCAGTTGTGCCTATAATATCAAATGAGAACCATCAATTATCAGAGGGTTCTAAATTCTGGTTAGGTAAAAGAGCTATAAGTTTACAGACAGCACAAGCATTTAAGTTATTTACTAAGGATTCAAAGTTATGTTTTCCATATTATTTAGATGGAGAATTAGTAAATGTAAAAAGCAGAACTAAAGACAAAAAGTTTTTGCAAGAAAAGGGAGCAACTAAATGTTTATACAATATAGATATGTTAAAAAAACATTGGGATAATGCTCCAAATTATGAAGATTATGTACCACAAAGAACTAAAAGTGTTATATTTGTAGAAGGTGAAATGGATGTGCTTGCTTTATATGAAGCAGGTTTTAAAAATGTAGTTAGTTTACCAGATGGAGCACCTCAAACAGCAAAATTTAAATCTGATGATAAAAGGTTTATGGCTTTTGAACATTCTAAATGGATTTTTGAAGCTGATGAAGTAATTGTAGCTACAGATGCTGATGAAAATGGCAAGGCTTTGAGGTTGGAGATTATTCATAGATTTGGTAAAGACATTTGTAAAGTTGTCAATTTCCCTAATATGGATGGCATACAATGCAAAGATGCTAATGAGTGCCTTATGCATGATGGTATTACAGTTTTACAAGAATGTATACAATATGCAGAAGAATTTCCAGTAGAGGGATTACATGGTGTAAAAGAATACCATGATAGTGTGCAGAACATTTACGATGGGAATGAGCAGAAAGCGTTTAGCACAGGGTTCAAAGAGTTAGATAAAATCTATAAGGTTATGCCAAGCACTTTCAATCTTATAACTGGTATTCCCAATCATGGGAAAAGTAATTTTTTAGATCAGATACTTTTAAATTTAGCAGAGAATGAGAATTGGAACTTTGCAGTCTTTAGTCCAGAGCACTCAACACCTAATCACATTAGAAGATTGCTAGAGAAGAGATGCAGAAAGCCATTTGATATTGGATTACACGCTAGACTAACTCAAGAAGAATTAAATAGTGGCGTAGAGTTCTTAGACAATCACTTTAGATTTATTGAGAATACAGAAGAAATCCCAGACATAGAGTTTATACTGAGTAAAGCTAAAGTTGCTAAACAAAGGTTTGGTATCAAAGGTTTAGTTATTGATCCATTCAATCAGATAAGTCCTAATCGTGATTATGCTAAAAGAGAAGATGAACACATTAGAGATATCATAGCTAAGTGTCAGCAGTTTGCTAGAAACCATGAGATAGTTGTGTGGATGGTTGCTCACCCACATAAGCTACAGAGAAATGATAGTGGCGTAGTTCCACCACCTGATCTTTATCAAGTAAGTGGATCAGCACATTGGGCAAACATGAGTGATGCAGCTATAGTTGTGCATAGAGACTTTGAAGACAATTCAACTAAGATCATTACAAGAAAGATTAGAGAGCAAGGACTATATGGACAGATAGGTCAGACGTTCTTTACATTTGATAATGCAACTAAGGTCTATAAAGAAGTGGTTGAAAAGCCAGAAGAATATGATTATTCTAATTATGGGGGTTAAGAATGACATTAGAAGAACAAAAAATCTTAGACCAAAAGTATGAAGATTTAATGTACATAGTCAAAGAAAAAGATTTATCTTTATATAAAAGACTAAGAGCAAATGAACAATTTGGATTTCAAAAAGATTTAACAGTTGTTGAAAATAATGACAAACAATTAGAAATGGTTTTATAAATGTTATTATGTGAAGGAGATTTTGAAGATGCGTTTATAGGATTTGCAGATAGACCTAGTTTACCAAGACTTGCTATTTACGATAAAAATAAATGTATAGAGATTTTAATTAAACAAGGTATGACAAATCAAGATGCAATAGACTATTTTATGTTTTACGAAGAAGATAGTTGGGTTGGTGAAGGAGATGAGATACCATTATTTTTAAATAAAATGAGCTTCAAAGATTATTTAGAATTATATGAATATAAGGGTTATACAAATGACAACAAAAAAGAAACCAAGTAAAGGGGTTGGTAGACCTAAGTTTGTAGTTACAAAAGATATGTGTGTTAAGGCTGAAAGGTATGCCTCACAAGGATTAACGCAAGAACAGATAGCTTTAGCTCTAGGAATAGGTCAGTCTACTTTGTATGATAAGCAGAATGAATTTGTAGAGTTTGGGGAGGCTATAAAAAGAGGAAAGGGAAAAGGTATCCAAGCAGTCACTAATGTTTTGTACAATAAAGCTCTAGAGGGCGATAATACTGCAATGATCTTTTACCTCAAGAACAGGGCTGGATGGCAAGATAAGATTGAGAAGGAAACAATTGTTGAACAAAGACAAATAATTGATTTAACTAGGATAAATGATGACGAACTTACTAAACTTAAACAAGTCCTTACCAGAGCTATTACACCAAGTGGAAATAGAGGAGATGAAGAGGTCATTGAAGGTTTTCACAAAACAATCTTGGCAAGCGATTGAACCCGGTAGAGACTTCTATGACAATTGGCATTTAGATGCAATCTCTGAACATCTACAAGCAGTAGTTGAAGGCGATATAAAAAGGCTTATTATAAACATACCACCAAGACACATGAAATCTATTAGTGTGGCTGTAGCATTACCAGCTTGGACTTGGACAATACAACCAGAGAAAAGGTTTCTGTTTGCAAGTTATGCAGGATCATTATCTATAAGGGATAGTGTAAAGTGTAGAAGATTAATTGACAGTCAATGGTATAAAAGATATTTTGGAGATACATTTTCATTAACCTCTGATCAAAATCAAAAGCAAAGATTTGAGAATGACAAGACAGGTCAGAGGATTGCAACGTCAGTAGATGGAGCATTAACTGGTGAAGGTGGTGACATAATTGTTATTGATGATCCACACAACGTAAGAGAAGCTGAATCATCTAAGGTTCGTGAAGGTGTTCTTGAGTGGTGGGATCAAGCAATGCAAACTAGATTGAATGACCCAAAGACTGGTGCATTTATAATAATTATGCAGAGAGTGCATGAGAACGACCTAACAGGTCATATATTAGGGAATGAATACAATGCTTGGGATCATTTATGTTTACCTGCAAGATATGAAATCGGACATCCAACACCAACGAGAACTTCTCTTGGCTTTAGCGATCCTAGAACGAAAGAAGGAGAGTTGTTGTGGGAGAAGAGGATTGATGATAAAACTCTTGCGAATTTGGAAAAGAGTTTGGGTTCATACGCAAGTGCAGGTCAATTGCAACAGAGACCAATGCCCAAAGGTGGTGGAATATTAAAAGCTGAGTGGTGGGTTCCCTGGGAAAGCGATGAACTTCCAGAGATAGAATACTTAGTGCAAAGTTATGATACTGCATTTTCCACAAAGGAAACTAGTAGTTATAGTGCTAGGACAACGTGGGGAATATTTAGACAGAATGGTCAAGTGAACGCCATAGTGGTTGAGATGTGGTACGATAGAGTAACATATCCTGAATTAAGAAAGTTAGCACAAGAGGCTTATGATGAATGGCAACCAGATACAGTTCTTATAGAGAAGAAGGCAAGTGGACAATCTTTACTACAAGATTTAAGAATGGGTGGGATACCAGTATTAGCTTATTCACCAGATAGAGATAAAGTAGCTAGAGCACATAGTAGTTCTGCACTATTAGAAGATGGTAGGATTTTTTATCCAAAGGGAAAGAAATGGGCAAAAAATTTAATTGATATATGTTCTGCCTTTCCAACTGGCGATAATGATGATATAGTTGACACTTGTACTCAAGCGTGGCTAAGATTGAGAAAAGGTTGGTTTATTACACACTCTACTGATTATGATGAAGATGACGATATTCCAGAAAGAAGGATGACAATATATGGCTAGAGAACCAAAGGTAATTCCATTCGCAGATGCAATGCCATCAGATGACTTCCAAGTTGAGGTTTTGAATGATGATGAAGTGTTAGTGGGTGATCCTGATCTTGATGTTGTTGAAGATGAGAAAGATACTACGTTTGACGAAAACCTAGCAGAAGAAATAGATGCCAAAGAATTAACAAGAATTGCTACTGAATTAGTTTCTAACTATGAAGCAGATAAAGAAGCTAGATCAGAATGGGAAAATAGATATAAGCAAGGCTTAGAAACTCTTGATCCCAATGGTGGAATGGAAGAAGAAGAAAACCAAAGGGCAACTAAAGGTTTAAGTACAGTAGTTCATCCTATGATTGCAGAAGCAGCAACTCAATTTAACGCAAAAGCTATTGTAGAACTTTATCCATCTGGAGGTCCAGTCAAGACTGTTATAGTTGGTGAGCCAAGCGAAGAGATGGAAGAGCAAGCCAAAAGAGTTAAAGATTATATGAATTATCAGATAACTCAACAAATGCCAGAATACTTCCCAGACCTTGACCAAATGTTATTTCAATTACCATTAGTGGGTCATACGTTTAAAAAAATATGGTGGGATGCAAATCTAGATAGACAATGTTCACAGTTTGTTAAAGCTGAAGATTTTGTGGTGTCACCAGATAGTAAAGATTTATATACATCAACTAGATACACTCATGTAATTAGGATGCCTCGTAACGATTTTAATAAATACGTTAAGGCAGGATATTACTTAACAAGCAAATACATGGCAGATGACCTTGATCCAAGTGGAGATATTGGAAGTGATATAGAGGGCGTAGACCCTTATAATACTGAATCAACTGACGAAGTTATGACATTATTAGAAGTGCATTGTTACCAAACATTTGATGGCATTGATGGTGCTGACGATGATGACGATGAAAACATTGTAGCTTCACCTTATGTGGTTACAATTGATTATGATTCAGACACAGTTGTAAGCATAAGAAGAAACTGGGAAGAAGAAGATGAGAAGAGAAAAAGGCGAGATTGGTTTGTAAGTTATAAGTTCTTACCAGGTACTGGTTTCTATGGCTTTGGTCTTTACCATATGATAGGTGGATTAGGCAAAGCAGCGACTGGATCATTAAGGGCATTATTGGATAGTGCAGCCTTTGCTAATATGCAAGGTGGCTTTAAGTTAAAAGGTAGGGTGACTGGTGGCGAATTACAAATAAGTCCTGGTGAGTTTGCTGACTTAGATGCTACAGTAGATGACGTAAACAAAGCTATTATGCCACTACCATTTAAAGAACCATCACAAACATTATTTAACTTAATGACTGCCATAACAGATGCAGGTAGAAGATTTGCTAGTACAACAGATTTAAATGTTGGTGATGTAAATCCTAATGCTCCAGTTGGTAGTACTGTTGCTTTAATAGAGCAAGGTAGTAAATCATTTAGTGCAATACATAAGAGACTTCATTATTCTCAAGGTCAAGAGTTCAAACTATTATCAAAATTAAATGCAGAATATTTACCAGAATCATTTAAGTTCTCAATGTCTGGAATTGATCAAGTCATATATGCAAAAGACTTTGACGATAGAATTGACATTATACCTGTAAGTGATCCTAACATATTTAGTACAGCACAACGAATTGCACAAGCACAAGCTGTATT